AAAGATTACGAGAGAAACTTAGCTAAACTTAAAAATCAATACAATAAATCAGAAAGAAAATTTGTTTTCCTAAGAAAACCCACTTCATCTTGGATTAGGTTAGCTAATGAATCTTTACAATCTTCTTTTGATCATAAGCGTATATTTTTCGCAGGAGCCGCTATGAATGATGATTATAACAATCAAAGAAAATCTAGAGTTCCTATAGAAGAGCTGAAGTTCTTGAAGAACGACACTGATGAAAAAGGAGCGAAAGGCGCGAGGATGATCGATTTCGTGGAACACCAAAAAGACATGATGGATCTTATCAAAGTCCAATGTGCTATGGTTCAAATTACGACATCTTCTCAAGGGACTCAAAGTTTTGATCTACCGCGTAACTTAAGGAGGCAAAGTGGGGCCAACAAAGCTCGCAAAGATTCTTATTCGGCCTTAGTCCTAGGTAACTGGATGATGAATGTATTCTATGATATGGAATCAGATAAAATCTCAGATAGGCAAAACACTTTTGTACCAATGTTCATTTCTTGACTTTTAAAAGTTGAAAGTTAACTTTGAGGTGTAAGATAATTTGTATCTTATGTCGAAAAGAAAATATACTAAAAGCTCTGAATATTGGAAAAAATTCAACACTTCAGACCACCCATCACATGCTAGCGATAACGAGGAAACCTCTCCTGAATTGCTAGGAGAGCCTTTTTACACTTCTGAAGCGTCTTACAATGGAGTATCTGAAGCTAGGAGGCAGGGGGCATCAACCAGCGGATTTTCTGGATCTCGTACGAACCGTGCTGCTTATACGACTCTTCATAATCGTTATTCGAGTATAAGTTCGGGTTTATTGCCATATGAATATTCATCAGAAGGTATAACTTGTCGGGATGCTATTGAATTATGTCAGAAGGCTTATTGTAATGTAGCTGTATTTAGGAATGCTATAGATATTATGTCGGAGTTTACAAACACTGATGTTTATTTGGAGGGTGGCTCGAAAAAGAGCAGAGAGTTTTTTTATGAGTGGTTTAAAAGAGTTAATCTTACATCTTTGAAAGACCAATACTTCAGAGAGTATTACCGCAGCGGCAACGTCTTTCTCTATAGAATCGATGGTAAATTCCAAGTCGATGATTATGCCAAGCTTGTGAATCAAGTGGGGAACATCGGTTCTTCTACCAATAAAATCCCTCTTAAGTATATTCTACTTAATCCTTATGATGTCGTAGCGAAAAGAACAACCACTTTTAATCATGGGACGGTTTATCAAAAAGTTTTGTCTGAATATGAGTTAGCTCGATTATCTAACCCACAAACAGAAGAGGACATAGCTATATTCGAAGCCCTAGACGATGAGATTAAAACATCTATATTGGGAGGCTCTTTTTCTAATGAAGGCATCAGTATAAACTTAGATCCAAAAAGACTTTCTTATTCTTTTTATAAAAAACAAGATTATGAACCTTTTGCTATACCATTTGGCTTCCCAGTGTTGGACGATATCAATGCTAAGCTTGAATTGAAAAAAATGGATCAATCCATTACCCGCACAGTAGAAAATGTGATATTGCTTATCACTATGGGCGCAGACCCTGAGAAAGGCGGAGTTAACCCCAATAACATGGCGGCTATGCAAAACCTTTTCAAAAATGAAAGTGTAGGTCGCGTTCTTGTTTCTGACTATACCACTAAAGCGGAATTTATTATGCCTGAATTAAATTTAGTTCTTGGGCCTGAAAAATATCAAGTGCTTAACGAAGATATCAAACAAGGGTTGCAAAATGTTATTGTCGGGGAAGAGAAATTCAACTCAACCCAAGTCAAAGCTCAAATCTTCATCGACAGACTTAAAGAGTCCCGTCATGGGTTCTTGAATGATTTCTTAAACAAGGAAATAAAAAGAGTAGCAAAAAGCTTAGGGTTTCGCTCTTGGCCTGAAGCTAAAATGAAAGATATGGATATGAGGGATGAGGTTCAGCTTATGAGAGCCTCGACTCGACTTATGGAGTTGGGCATCATTACCCCGAAACAAGGGATGGAGATGTTTGAAAATGGAAAATTCCCACATCCTGATCAATTAGAATCGGCGCAGAAAGAATTACTTAAGGAGCGCGAAAAAGGACACTTCAACCCCTTAGTCGGTGGAGTTCCTGTTCTGCCTACTGCAGATGCACCATCGGGGCCAAGAAAAGAAAGCGGTAGGCCAGAAGGTACTACAGGTATACCTTTAGCTAACGCCACTTACTCTAGAGCTAATATACAAAATACTATTTATTCTATAGACAGTTTTATCCATGATTCTAAAGATAAAATGATTTCTCATTTAAAAGTTAAAGAACTTAGCGGAGACCAAGAGGTGATGCTTTCCACTTTATGCGAATCCATCATTTGTTCGCAGGATAAAGAATCTTGGGCCAAAACGCTGGAATCATGTGTAAAAGATTTCAATAAGATAGAGGGCTTAGGGACTTTACGGGAAGTTTTAGATATATCATCTGAACATTCTTTAGAGGCTTATCCAGCAGCAATTTTATATCATAGCCATGAAAAATAATTTTACAAATACGGAAAACAATGTCGAAGTAGATATCTCTGAAACTCAATCTAAACAAAAAGAATATTCAAGTTATGGCTCTCCAGATGTTGATAAACACTATTTTAATTCTAAAGAAGAAGCTATGGCTGACGCTAAGAAAATGGGGCTTACTAGCATTCACTCTCATAAAGGGGAAGACGGAAAAACTGTTTACATGGCTGGCCCCGATCACGCATCTTTTATGAAGAAGCATAAGGAAATGACAAAAGAATCCGAAGCTGTTACATCGCCAAAACAAAAAAACGCTCTTGATAAAAACAAAGACGGCAAGGTCACAAAAGAAGATTTTGAGCTTTTACGCAAAAAAAATAAAAAATCAGAAAGCGTGGATAAAAAATCTAAAAAAAGTTATGCAAATCTTTTGGAAGATATAGCTAATAAAAAAGACTAAGAGCAATATGGATTATAAATATACCGCGACTTTCGAAGCCCCGCTATTATCTTGCGAGATAAACCCAATAGCCTTGGGAGCTTCGTTAATTTCTGAAGCTTCTCTAAAAAACTTAGAGCCTCTTATCCCAAAAGATATAGACTATAACGATAATATAGACCTTATGGGTGTGGCTTTCAACGCCGCCGTCATAAACCAATTCAATAAGAACGGTGATGGCATGGATGCAGCTACCGCCGTTAAGTACGCTAATAATTTCATTCATAAGCCCACAAATATCGAGCATGATAAACAAAAAGTTGTAGGGCATATAGTCTCCGCTGGTTACAGCAATTATAAATCTAGTGAGCTTATCGAAGAAAATCGGGCCGCTTCTATGAAAGAGCCTTTTAATATAGCTCTGGGGGCCGTTTTGTATAAAACGGTTAACTCTAATTTTACCAACTTAGTTGAGAAATCTTTAGACCCAGATAGCAATCAGTATCAGAAAGTTTCCGCTAGTTGGGAAGTAGGTTTCAATGATTATGTTTTAGCTGTAGGCAGTGACTTATTGAGCGAAGCGCGAATAATTTCTGACCCCGAAGAAATATCAGAGATGCGAGGGTTTTTACGGAGCTATGGAGGAAACGGTCAAACAGACAAAGGAGAAACTATTCATAGGTTAATTAAAGGTGACATCTACCCACTAGGTATCGCTTATACCTTAAACCCAGCTGCTAATGTAAAGGGTTTATACTCGCCTTCAGAAGAAACCACAAAAGTTTTTATATCTGATAAACGGGATAAAATTTCACAAAACAGTAATTTAAATGTAAACAACGAAAAGAACATTATCGATATGGAACTTGAAAATACTCTAAACGAACTAAAGGATCTTCTTAGTGAGAAGAAATTCTCCAAAGAAGCAGTAGCTTCTATGACTGATACCTTTGCTGATGCAATCCGTCAACGGGACGAACAATACCGTAAGGATCTTGAAGCAGAGCGATTGGCTAAAGAAGCTAAAATCAAAGAATACGAAGACCTCAAAGCTTCTGTTGCAGAACTCGAAGCTAAACTTGGCACAGCCAGTGAGCGAATCGGTTCTTTCGAAAACGAAAAGAAAGCCGAAGAAGCTGTCGCTTCATTTAATACCCGCATGGATAATATCGATGAAAAATTCGAACTCGATGACGAAGATCGTGAGTTTCTCGCTTCTGAGCTTAAAGGTTTAGAGGACGACGAGGCTTATAAAGCGTTCGCTTCCAAACTCGATATCCTTTGGAAGACCAAGGACAAAGAGGTCCGTGAAAAGTTCGACTCTGAGATCCAAACTCTTATCGATGATGAAGTAGCTAAAAGGCTTTCGACTGCCTCTACTGGAGAAGTCGAAATCGAAGACGCTCTTGACTCTGCTGAAACAGTAGATGCAGAAGTTTCCAATACTAACGAGGCTGTCGCCTCTCAAGAACCATCATTACGAGACAAGTTCAAATCAGCGTTCTCTCGCGAAAACATTCAAATTTCTTAGAAAAAAAAACAAAAATAGATTATGGCATTAAGAATTCTACCATTCAGACAATATTCTGACCACGATGTTGTGAACATGTACGCTGTTGTCAGCGCTGATGTTCTCACTAGTACTACCGACACGGGAGCTGGCGATGCTGGCGTTTTCGTAAAGGTATCAGACGGTAACTTTGATAACGATCCTGTAACGTACCAAACGAACAGCTACTTGGGTAAAACCGATTATCCTTTCGTCGGTACTACGGATATGTATCCTGAAGTTAATCTCAAGATCACAGGCGCTGTTTCTGGCGAACTTCCAATAGGAATGACTCTGTATCAAACAGCGAAAAATGATGAGAACGGCGAGAAGCTGCTCTATAACCCGCAAAAGCAAGAAGAACTCCAAGCTATGCTCCCAGGACAAGCTGTCCCAGTCGCTACCAAAGGGATCTTCACTTTAGCCGCTTCCGCCTTTGATGGCGGTGTCGCTAGTTACGCTCCAGGAAAAGGTATTAAGATTTCCAATACCAATGCTGGGAAACTGACAAACGCTCTTCGAGCTGACGGTATTCACGTTTTCGGTCACGTTCTTGGAACGGGAACCCGTACAAGCGTTGGACCTACTACCGATCAGTTTGTTGGCGATTACATCGTTGTGTCCTTTGATTGTAACTAATATAGAAAGAACTTTATAATATGAAAATTACTTTAAAACGCACCCCAGAGCAAGTTGAGCTTGTGAAAGCTATGGCTTCTCGCAATCGCACTGTTGCACATGAGGCTCAAGTAGCTCTTGCTGATTTCATCGGACCAGTTTTGGCCGAGGTTCTCAACAATGCTCCTACTATTAGCACCCTCTTCCAGTCGCTTCAATTCGATGCTGACGATAATCCTAGCATTCCGCTTGATCTTTACTATGATATCTCTGATGAAGATTATGTCAGAGTTTGGAGTCAAAGCCACGCTGGTGGACTTCCAAGTAACCAAGTACTTCCTACGGCTTCCGAGCTGAAGCTAGCTACTTACACCCTTGATTCTGCTGTTGACTTTGATCGTCGTTATGCTGCTAAAAGCCGCATGGATGTTATCGGTAAGACATTCTCGCGTGTCGCGCAAGAGATTCTTCTCAAGCAGGAGCGGACTTCCGCTTCGCTTGTTATGACTTCGCTTGCTAACGCTACAGTTAACACTTCTCCGCTTCTTAATGATAAGCAGGTATTCCGTTCAGCTCTTGCTGGATCATTCCTTCTTGATGACCTTAACAAGCTTATGATTCTTGCTAAGCGTATCAATACCTCATGGATTGGTGGGACTCCCACCTCCCGTAATCGTGGTATTACTGATCTGATTGTCTCTCCAGAGATCATCGGAAGTATTCGCTCTATGGCTTATAACCCAGTAAACACTCGCGGCGGTGACGGCGCAGGTGCAGCTGGTGATGCCTCAGATGCAGTTGGTATTGCGGCTCCAGAGTCGCTTCGTCAAGAGCTTTTCCAAAACGCTGGTCTTGATAGCTTCATGGGTCTTAACCTCTTGGAATTCAATGAGATGGGCCAAGGACAGAAGTTCAACACTATCTTTGATACTGCTGCATCTGCAACCGCCTACGCTAAGTTCGATGGAACTGGCGGAGCGGTATTTGCTGGAGCTACTGAAGAGATCGTCGTTGGAGTTGATCGCACCCGCGATTCCCTCATCCGTGTTGTTGCTACTGATCCAGATAGCAATAGCGAGATGAACTTGATTGCAGATGACCAATACAGCGTTCGTCAGAACAAGATTGGTTACTACGGTCAAATCGAAGAAGGCCGAGTTGTCCTTGACAACCGTGTTCTTCTTGGAGTTATCGTCTAAGTTACAATTAACCTATAAAGAAAGTCACTCCTTCGGGAGTGGCTTTTTTTTGTAATTTTTTAGTTTAGTGTATATAATATTGTATGGCTAACAAGAAAGAAAACAAAATGCCTTTTAAAGAGGTTACTAATGGACAAGAGACTCCCCCCAAAAAAGGCTTACTCGAAGAGTTGGAAGAACTCAAGCAAGCTGGGCAGACTAGTACAGCTAGATACAGAGAGGTACTGAAAGAGGTCGAAGTAATCTTCGGTACAGGGGAAACGAATAGTTTCGGCACTAACGATATCAACATACTAAAAGAAAAGTTAAACAAAATGAGCAAAGCTGATCTACAAGCTTTCTCCCGTAAGGTCGGTGTAAACCCTTACTATGAAAAGGGAGCTGTCCATGACAATATTATTAAAGAGTTCAATAGGTACAACAGCAGAGGTAATATAGCTACAGCTCCACAACCCATTCCAGCTATGGAGTTAGACCTTAATAATCCTAAACATAAAGAACTTCATGATTGGTTAAATCAATAAAGAAGGTGTAATAAACTATATGCCAAATGTATTAGAGAGCCTCGCATCAGGAATTGTCACTACGGAATTCGATAGTGACACAGGTATAGCCACAGTCGCTAGCGTCAGCGGGTGGCTTTATGAGAACTTGGGGCAAGTTAACACTTATCTATATACAAATTTTAGTGGAGATAACGCTTCAGGGACTTATGGGTTCATGGATATTGAGGCTCAGAACGTCCTTAAGGAGTTGTACCTTTCTAATTACTACAATAAAGAGGCTAGGAACGCCCTCAGAGGCATTACTAAGTCATCTGTGAGTGGAGACAACGTTTTGTCCCTAAAGGACGGTGAGAGCGCTGTGACGTTCATTAATCGCAATGAGGTCTCCAAGGTGTATCGAGGGTTAGCTAACGACTCTATGGATAAGGTCACTCGCATGGCAGCTCAATACAACATATACCAAGCCCAACCTAGACAGTTGGGTGGTATAGATGCTAGTGGGATAGGTGTAGTTTACACCTAGATTACTTACCTTGTAGGATAGCCTTATGCTTAAGGTATTCGGCGCGAATAGCATCATCCTGTTCGGGATGAGCTTTACGGGCTGCTGCAAACTCCTTCTTTAGCTCCCCAAGAGTCTTAGCTTTAGCTTGAGGCTTCGGCTTAAGGGCTTCAGGTTTTTTGGCCTCTACTTTCTTAGGGGCTTCTGCTTTCTTTTTTGAATCA